ATGGCTGGACTTTTTGACAATGTACATAGAGATGAAAGCGGAAAATGGGTAATGAACAATGCCGCTCCTGATACGTCTGCTTCTAGTGCTCAGCCCACAGGTCTTGCAAGCCGTGGTAACGGTGATTTCGTATCCGTCGACGACTACAACAGAAAGACCGGCACTGACATCATGAATCAGATTAGCAAGCTTCAGACTTATGATTCACAGATGTACAAGGACGCTATGAACAGCGGCAACTTCCTTGCTTCTGAACAGGGTGGCGGTACAGGCTACATTAAAGATAATGATACTGGTTTTTATAAAGCTGGTAATGCAAGCGATTATCTTAGCGGTTCTGTTGTAGCGAACAGAGGACAGGACGAGAACTATCAGAAACTTGTTGCTGGCGTGCAGAACCTCGGGCCTGCTTTGGGTGAACAGTCTGCTGTACAGCAGTGGTCTGACCAGCGAGATTGGAACAAAAAAAGCGACGAAGAGAAAGCATATCTTACCGCCAAGAACGACTACGATAACTACTATAACATGTATTCTAAACGGTATGATGCTTTGATGCAGAACAATCCTCAGTTTACCGAACAGGGCAGACAGGCATATATCGAAACACAGATGGCTTCTGATCCTGTCAGTCTCTTCGCCATGCAACAGCTCCCTGAGATGGAGAAAAAATGGAAAGAGTATCAGACGAGCAATCCCGAACAGGGTGATGTCAATTCTGCGGCTGAACAGGCGGCTATGCAGGCTATCAAGTATAATACACAGCAGACTGCCAATCCCGCTGGTTCTCTTGATACAATGGACTACGACAACAGTTATAATCAGTCTCTTACTTATGACTATGGCAAGGGATATACCGATTGGCGCACCAAACGCGATGCGGAAATTGTTGCAAAACAGGAAGGCTACAAGAAAGGCACTAAGGAATACGAAGACTTTGTAAACGAGTACATTCGATACATTACTGAAGAAGGCTATTAAGAGGTATCTCAATGGCACTTACTTACGCAGAATACATGAAGAAGAAAGAAGAACTCGAAAAGGGTTCTTCTTCTCAAAAGAAGACCAACACATCTGACACTACGTCGACGACGCCCGAAACTTCTCTTTATGATACCTATGTAGCGCAAAGAGAAGCTGTAAGAGACACTGGGTATAATCCTTCGTTTCAGATGCTTGGTAGCACTTACGTTGTCGACAAGAACAATGGTCAGAATGTAAAAGTCAATCCATTTGCATATCAGAAAACCGAAGAAGAGAAAGCAAGACAAGCGGCTAAAATTGCGCAGACTGGGCATAATACCTTTGATGAAGATTTTGGCAATGCATTAAGTGGTGGCTTGCAGTCATGGGGAGCGAATCAGCTTTCCACTGTTGCCACTCTCGGTCTTGCTGGTGCTGGGCTAATAAACAGAGACAATAACTATCAGCCCAAAGCTGGTTCTACTCTTTGGAAGCTAACACAGGCATCGAACGCAAGCACCAATGCCGCCAACAGACTGCTTGAAAGCTCGAAAGAAGGACGTGGCAAAGTCGGACAGCTCGTTATGGACGTCGGTTCTCAGGCTGTCATGAACGGTATCGACGCCGCAATCAAATCCATTCCCGGTATCGGTCAGGTCGCTGGTACGATTTCCTTTGCTTCTCGTGCGTTCGGCGGTACTGCACAACAGGCAAGAGACGAGGGCAAGAGCATTGCCACTCAGGTTCTTACTGGTGGCGTGTCAGCCGCTATCGAAGCCGCAACTGAAGCTATGTGGGGATACGGCGGTGTCAGAAGCTATTCGGGCAAGATGGTCGAGAACAGCGGACTGCTTGGCAATCTCACCAACATGGCAGAGACTGCGCTTGCAAAGAAAGCTGGGCCTGTTCTCTCCAAGCTTGCTATGTCGTTCGGTACTGAAGCTGTTGAAGAAATGCTCGCCGATGTTCTCAATCCTGTAGTCACCTCTGTTATTCAGAACTACACTAAGGATAGCAAGTTGTTCTCTGACTATGAAGCAGAAGAATGGCAAGGCATTGGCAACATGCTTTACGACGGGCTTGTCGGTGGTATTTCAGGTATCGGCGGTGGTCTGTATGAATCTGCCAGCGCAATCAGCGATTATAACAATGTCGGCAAAGACAAGGCTAAATATGCAGAGAACATAAGAGACAACTATATCAGCTCTGTACGCAACGCACGAGAACAGAACAATGCGGCTAAAGAAGTTCGCAGACAGTCTATTGCCGATGCTGTTGATACAATCTTCAGCAAGAAGACTGGCAGAAGCGTTCTTGAACGGGCATCAGAAGCAAGTGGAAAACTTGTCTCACGTAAACAGGCGTTTTCTCTGCTTAACAATGCAAGCGAAGACCTCGCTAAAATCTATCATGACATTGCGAAGAACTTTGCCGAGAACAATGTAGCCAATGAGGTAATTAACAAGAAGGTACTGGAAAACGCAGTATTTAATTACCTTGCTACAGGGGAATTCGCCAACGAGCTGAATTCTGCTGATGATGCAAAAGCGCAGATTCAGGCACTGTCTAAGCATATCATGGCAGAATATATCTCTGACCTTGAGCAGAAAGCCAAGAGTAAGAGAAACAAAGTCCAGCAGACGTTCTATGGCTCTCTCCTCTCCCGATTCATGAACGAACGGTTTGCCGACCAGCAGACTCAGGCTACTGAAGAGGAAGATGTTACCGAAGCAACACCGTTCCGAACCACTATGGATGAAGTGGAAGCAGACCGAGCGGCGAGAATGGCAGAGACTCCCAACGAGCCTATTCGGTATACAGACCGTTATGAGAACGAAGACCTGCCGTGGGTTACGAATGACGAAGTCGAACAGAACGAAGGTCAGGTATTCCAGCCTGCAAGAGAAACAGTCTCTAAAACATCTCAGCCCGAAATGGCTGGAGAAACGACCGAAACTGTTCAAAATGAGCCTGTTCAGGAAGTATCTCAGACTGAAAATGCCGAAGAAAAGCAAACTGTTCTGACAAAAGCAGAGCAAAAGAAAGCAGACAGGCTGTTCTCTGGGCAGCAGAAGTCTATTGTTCTTCCTGTAGACCAGCACAATATGGAAGTGCTTGCTGAGCTTCGTGCAAGAGCAGATGCTGAGGGTAAAGAACTTGTCGAGAAGAACCGTAAAGACGGCAGAAAAACCATCTCGCTTAGAGAAAAAGCTCAGGACATTTCTGATGCCGAGGCTGACCTTGAGGAACAGCATGCCAAGATAGCTGATATTGCCGAACAGTTGGGTGTCGAGCTTGACAACGAAGACAATGCTTCGATTAAAAGGCATGCCGCTGGGAATGCACATTATAATGCAACAATGTATTTCAAGTATGGTAATCAGAAACGCTCTGATGTCAAAGCTGAAAATACATTTGATGCGATACTTAATGGTGAAAGAACAGCTACCACAAGAGAGAAGCAATGGAAAGGTCACGAGCAGTGGAAGAAGACAAACGTCGGAGACACTGTAACATTTTCAGAAAATGCTGGCGGTAACGGCAGAACTGTTGATGTAAGAGTTACTGGCAAATACGATGTTCTAAAAAAGCTGGATAACAATACTATCCTTGTTAGAGATGCAGATGGTAACGAACAGCGTATTACAAGAGAGCAATGGTCAAAGAAAGAAGGCTGGGCAGAAAACTCAAAATGGTTTGATGAAATTAAACCGGGCGATATTTGGATCAACTATGAGCGCATAGACAGTCAGCCTACTAACAGACTGTATACTCAGAAGAAACGCAACCGACCGTTATCCCTGACGCTGAAATATGTTCTTGCTGGTAGAGCTAATGAGCTTACTGGTTCTGAACTAAACGAAGCATTTAAGCATACGCTTGATAAAGCTGGGCTAAAACGCAACTCAAAGTATCTGCTTGATAACATTTCCGATTATATCTTCGGCAACTTTGAGAATCAGACCAGTCAGCAGGTCTTTGACAGCACACGTCAAAAAGGCGAAAACTATCTTGCAACTGATTATTCCTATGTAACTGCTCCTGAGAATTCTAAGCTTCAGAACCAAGTTCGCAACGATACATATTCACAGGAATCTGAAGAAGAGCTTGTTACCCCGAACGAAATCGCCAATGCTCTCTTCTATCTCATCAAAGAATACGATAACCGTCGGTTCGACATCAATTCTTATGTCCAGTTGTCAAGGAAAGGCAATACTCAGTTTGACGTAGGCGACGAAGAAACGGTTAAGCCAAACCTTACTACTAGTGTCGAATATACCGACGACGACGCTACAGGTGAGATAATCAATACTCTTCACGAAGAATATGGAGAAGGGTTCCCGACTGAAGATGCGATCAAGCTTCGTCGGTCTCTCATGAGCGGCTTCGCTCCGTCGGATAAGTTTGGCGTTGGCGATCTATCTGTAGAAGAAAGACTCACTCTTTTGCGAGAAGCTTTTCCTGATGAAGACTTTTCCATCTCTCACTACAACGAGACACAAATCGTTGACTCTTCTACAGTTGGCGAAGATGAAGAAGCACAGAGAGAAGAACGGAACTGGAATAGGCGCAACCTTAAAGATGAGGTTAACAATCCAGCTAAGAACGCCTTTGGTTATATCCCCGTTGATTCAAACAAGAAATCGCAGATAGGCACAAACAGTAAAGGCGAACCTATCTATGCGTCAGGATTCGTTGATGTAAACAAAACCAGCGTTAACGAAAAGCGAGCTAATCAGAGAGCACTTAATCTTCGTGAAGAAGTAAGCCGTAACGTAGAAGATATCCGTAAACAGATTGCTAACATCGACAAAGCAATAAAGCATATCAGGACTACACTTGAGGCTACTGAGAACGAAGACTTTAGGCAAAGTCTGAATGAACAGATTGAGTCACTTACTGCAACGTCTAAAGAACTGTCAGATAATATAACAAAAGAACAGGCAAGGCTGACAGACGAACTCGGATATAACGCGAACTGGAACAGCACGATTCGTGAGGAAAAACGCAATGCTGTCAACGAAACATGGATAGACAGACTCCCCTATTATCAGCTGGACAAGGTCTTCGGTGACGGGTATAATGGTTATTATAACGACCACAAATTAACAGAGGGGGAAGCCGCATATGGCAAAGAACTACTTGACAGATACAATGCCCAAAGAGACAACCGACCGCTTGGACGAACAGCCGATGGCTATAATAGCGTCCAGATGCCAGCCAACAACTACGGGTACGATGACAGACGAGGAGTGGGAAGCCAGCCTTACACCCCAACAGCGTCAGAGGTTAGAAGACTTCCGCAAGCAAAATCCCTATCATTTTCCGACGGAAGAACCCGAATTTCCTACGACGGAGTAAACTACATTTCTGTCTTCGACGACTACGACGGAGGCAAGCAGGTAGGATTTGAAATCCCTGATAGCGAAACAGTTGGCGAAGCTTTTGATAATGCCCGCAATGTTTTCAGCGGAGATAAAAGCGTCAAGCGTATTATTTTCCTTAGAGGAAGTGTTTACGACTCTTATAACAATCAGCTGTGCGGCGGTATTACCGTCTTCTACAACAATGGAGATAAGGTTATTCTCCTCGCCGCCGATAATGATGCCGATTTCGCAAGCAATGCAGTACACGAAAGAACGCATCTTGATCTAGAGAGCGCAAGAGCGAACGGAGTCAAGGGCTTAAAAGGCAGAAATTACTACAAAGTCGTTGCAGACATTGTTGGTATGCGTATCGATTCCGTTATCGAACGTACCGTCGTCGACGGAGGTTATGACGCTTCTGACTTTGACGGGATACTGGACGAAATTGTTTGCAACTCTGTAGCTGGTAAAAACTGTTACCATATAGACCATAGCCAGTATACCGAAGGCATGACAAAGTTTATGAACGGCGTCATGGCTGGAGAGTATAAACATGAGTTCCGTGATAAAGCCCTTGAAGCTTGGGCTGGTAATCGTGTTAAGAACGTAGACTTTTCCAAGCTGAAGCGGTTCAGCACAGGTAATGAGGATAATATCCCCACTCTTGCCGAGTACAATGAGCGTATCGACGAAGAGCGACGTCAGGATCGACTGGACAGGCAGGCACGTCAAGCCGCTGGTGAAGAACGTTATCAAGCGGCAAGACGAGCAGACAAAGCTGTTCCTACTCTTGATGAGTTTACCAAAGCACAGGCTGAACAGCCTGTAGCTTCTAAAAAGATGTCTCCGTCTGAAGCTTGGGAACTTGCTAAGCGCACGTTTGGTGCTATGCACAAGCGCATCACCAGAGCCGCAAAGAACTTCCAAAAGCTCAACTCTCCGTTCGCTAACGACGTCGACGGAAAGAAATACGGAAGCAAAGGCAAAATCATTACCGACAAGCTTGGTGACATGTTCCAGTCTCTTGCCGATGTCAATGACGGTTATGCTACTATCAAAGACGTAGCTGACCTGCATAACAGCTGGCGTGACGACAACGTCATGAAAGACTACTGGTCTGAAGAGGTCGCTGACAGGTTCAAGCAGATTCTTTCTGATGCCGATGATGCCGGCTGGACGTTCGCTCCTCAGCAACAGCGTGAAGTGGCACAGGCATTTGAAGAAGCTGTCAATGCCATGAGAGCGAATATCGTCAATACGGATAAGTCTACAGTAAGACTTGCGTCTCTTGCCGGCGAAGCTGTGACAAACAAGCTGAACCTAAAGAAAGACGGGCTTCTTAGCAAGGCGATTCAGAAATACCTCCGTTATCAGTTCACTCCTGACACAGCTTTTAAGTTCTTTGGTGGATTCAAAGGCAAGGGTGAGTTCTACAAACTGTCTTCTGACATTAAGAACTCTGTGGCTAAACGTATGGTCGAATACGTCAACGCCTACAGTTACTTCGACGACGTAAAGAAGATGGAAGGCTTTGACAAGTTCGCCGCTGACGACAAGACCTACAAGCTTGACCCGCACAGTGAGTTTCTCAGCAAGAACAACCCGATGGGCGACCATGAGTTTACTCTCCAGCAGATCGTTACAATCAAACGTCTGTATGACACCCTATACGAAACCTTTAAACACTCGGATGATAAGATTAACGAACGAGTACAGGGCTTTGTGGTACGGGATGCCAAAGGCAACAGCTTTACTGTTGACCTGACAAGCGAGGGCGAGACTGCTGAACGTCAGGCAATGGACAGAACGAATCAGATCTATTCTGTTCTCCATGCCTGTGAGGAAATCCTTGACCAAGACACTCCTGAAGCGAAAGCGGCTAAAGCCTACAGCAAAGCCTGTGACAAGATGTTTGCCGCACTGGGCAAGGATGTATCCGCTGTTAAGAAACAGCTTACAGGTAACGGGCTGTCTCTTATCGGTGACAACTACACTCCTGTGCTGTGGGCGAACGAAGACGGTACACCAGCCGACTTCAACTTCAACTACGACGACGAACGACTGCGTCCTCCCCGTTTCCTTTACAAACGTACTGGCAACGCTGGGTATCTCGTAGTCTCCCCTATCTCTTACATTGTTGACAAGTACATTCAGAGTGCTTCCGACTATGTGGGCATGGGACAGACAAGAGATATGCTCACAAGACTGAACAACGGGACATCCCTTGACGCTTCTACCAAGAGCCTTGCAACCACTCTCGGTGAGAACTTCGGTAAGGATGCTGGAGCATGGTTCAACGAGTACGTCAAAGACCTGACGACCTATCAGGAGAATGACAGTATCTTCGCAGAACTTCGCAGAAGACTGCAACAGGGCGCACTGATCGGTTCTCCGTCTGTCATGATGAAGCAGACGTCGTCCTACTGGTCTGCAATGGGTCTGCTCTCTCCTGAAGCTCTGACTATGGCATACCGCTGGAAAGTAGGCATGAAAGCGACTGACTGGTCAGAGCTGAACGAGAAGCTCAAGTACCGCAAGATAAGCAATAACATTGACCCGACGCTGACGGAAATCATCAGAAGCGCAGAAAAGTACGGTGCAGCATCCAAGAGCAAAGTCCTGAAGCTGTTCACCAACGGTATCTCTGCGCAAGACCAGAAGACGGTAGACAACCTTTATCTTGCAACTGAGTATGACACCATCCTCAAGAACATGGATAAGGGTGCTGAGTACTTCACTTCTGAACAGTATCTTGCTGACGTCGACGCTAAGTTCACTGAGGTCATGATGCGGTCACAGCCGATGTTCGACACAGAACTTCGTGCTGAGTATGCGAGAACAGACAACGAGTTCATCAAGATGCTCTCTATGTTCCGTACCCAGCAGACGCAGAACCTGAACCTTATCATGTCGGCAATCGGTGAGTACAATGCCTCCAAGGGCACAGATGCCAGAGGCGAAAAAGCGCAGGTGCTTCGTCAGACAGTTGGCGGTCAGGTAACAGCCGCTGTTTCCCTCGCTCTTTTGTCTGTAGCCGCTGACTTTATGCTCCACGGTCTGAAGAAGTATAGAGGCGACGGCGACGACGAAGATGAAGAACCTGGCGATGGAAAGATATCCGTCCAGCGTATGCTCAACCGTATCGGTATGAATGCCGTGGAAGCACAGGCTGGCACGTTCTGGGGTGGTGACTACTTAGCCAAGTGGTTGATTGATAAAATGTCGGGCGGTGAGACGAACGAGTTCTATGGTATCAACATGGGGCCGATTACCACTCTTCAGAACATCGTTCAGAATCTTGAGTATGTTGTCAAGTCCCCCACTCCGTCGAATATCAAGAACACTGCAACCTATATCTCTCAGGCTTGCGGTTTTCCGCTGAACAACGCCTACCGTATCATCAACTCGGCTATCATGTATACAGCCGACCTGACTGGCAAGAACCCCGACAACTACGACGACTTCCTGAAGGCTTGGAGTCAGGACGTCAAGATGTCTGAGAAGAACAACTCGGCACGTAACCTTTTGGTTGAAGGCGGTATGTCAAAGAAAGAAGCCAAGTCTTTCATTAACGACGTCGACGTGAACCGCAACGGGCTGTCACAGACAGAGCTGAAAGACTACTATGTCGAGCATCCCGAAGACGGCGACAAGGTCAGCGTACTGTGGGATTCTATGGGCTTCTCGAAGACATGGGCAAAGACTCAGCCGAGCCTTGACAAGAAAGTGTTGTATAAGAGCAACCCTCTGTACGCCGAGATGGACGAGGACGAAAGCGGTTCTGTAAGCAAGACAGAGCTAACCAACTACTACCTTGAGCATCCCGACGAGAAAGCTGAGATCGAACAGGCGTATGATGCGCTTGGGATGAAAGGTTCGTTTAAGTCGGCTATCAAGTCAGCAGAGACTGCTCAGAAGAAAGAGGTAGCGGAACAGGCATTTGAAGATGGTGACTATAATCTCCTCTTTGATACTATCAGTGGTATGAAGAGCGGTAAGTCTGTTCTTACAAACCTTATACGTGAGGAAACCGACGACTACGACACTTCTGCTACGAATCTCCTGTTTGATTATCTGTCTACGTCGAACGTCGACGACGCTACGTTTGACACAGCTGTTGAATCCTTCGGCGGTGACAAGCTTATCAGCCAGTATAAACTGCTGAGAAAGAACGGTTACGCACCAAAAGATGCCATCAGCAGAATTGAAGCGTTCGATGCTAACAGCAACGGCAGTATCACGCAGGCTGAGCTTGCAGAGTACTACAAAGCTCACAAGGATGAGGAAGCAGTTATCGAAGAGTTTTGGTCAGCTTGTGGCTGGTCTACTACATGGGCTAAGTATAAGAAGTCAAAGAAAATAGCATGAGAAAAGGGAGGGCTTTTGCCCTCCCACTTTTATAACTCTTCTGACTGGTGTATTCCTATCTTCTTGAACATCTTTCGGTAGAAGTTACACAGCTGTATAGGGTTACGCCCCGTCTGCTGTGCCAGCTCACCGATCAGGTTATAGATAGCCTGTGCAAGACGGGCATCCTCCCCTGTCATGATAGTTGAATAATGGTCACTGCCCGGAGCCATCTCTACATGTATGTAGCAGGCTCCTTTTTCATCATACATCTGTGCTTCCCTCTCAAGTTCCTGTGTTCTCATATACATCTCCTTTCATTAACCAAATGACGTCGACGTTATACAGTTGCGCTAACGTATACACTGTTTCAAACTTGAAGTCAAGATGGTCATGTTTCGGGTTCTCTGTCTTTGATACAGTCGGACGTGTAAGATAAGTACGGTCTTCAACGTCCTTTTGGCTGAGTCCCGCATTGTGGCGTGCCCAGCGGAATCGTTCTGAACGTGTCATAGGTTTTCTCCTCCCTCAGCTGGAATGATTATTGGTGCTTGCATCAGAACTCGTTTAACCGACCCTTTGTATGGCAATTCACCGATGGTGTTGAGTATCGCATCCGCATCGATCAGTCTGCCATGCGGCGGGATTTCGACGAGAGGGCAATCCGATTCCTTTTGCAAACTGTCCTCTATATCACGCATCAAAAGGCAACAGTAGCAATAGTCTGTACCACCGACTTCTCCTATGAAGCAGTCGCAATCATAGCAACTTGAAGGCATCTTCATGCCCTTAATGTAGACTCCCATCACTCTACCCCTTCTGCTTCGATGATGGAATCCTGTTCGTCATACCACAGATTGAACACTTCTTTGAATCCGTCCGTAAGTAATACCGATTCGTTAATGTCCTCATAGAACTTGTCACCGTCGATCAGTCTCCCATGCGTAGGGAGTTCGATCAGAGGGCAGTACCCACTTCTTTTATCGCCCCATCCTGACCCTACTGCGCCAACAAAAACGCAACCATAATCGGTTAGACATTTGCAGTCATAGCAAGTTTTCGGCATTTTCATGTTTTTGATCAGTATGCTCATGTCTATTCCTCCAACTCTGCTGTCTGAAAAACAAAATTTACTACAAAAAAATACTCTACAAAACAAAAAACAAGGAAGAACATTTTCCAAAAACCATTCCAACTAAGGCAGAACGCACAAGCCGTTGTCATGGGGATAAGAAACAGGAATGCCGCTACGATTGCACTACCGATGAATTTGATTACCTTGCTCATGTCTGCTCCTCTCTCATGTCTGCCCCACAGTTGGGGCAGTAGTTGGATTCGTTAAACGATTCGCCTTTGCAAGCTGAACAAGTATAAGTAAACAAAATCGGAGCATGGTCACCATTATATGTTTCTGACCACTTCCCGTGCCGCACTGGAGCAACATCAGCAGAGGGAATTTCCTTGATTCGTCTAACGCAATCCGTCACACTTCGTTTACCGTTTGCTATCGGCACTCCATTTTCGGTTACATCAGGCAGTTTCGCTCTTGTGACAGCGATAATTGCGTCTTCCCGTTTAATGTAACTCATCTTCTCCTCCTCAACAGCATAACAAACAGATACAGCATGAGGGCAATTGCCATGCCCTCTGCTGTTATCATCATCCACATTGGAATCACTTCCATGCCTCCGCACACTTACCAACGGAAACATTCAAAGCTTCCAGTTCGTCAAGAATCTTGCCAAGAGCCAGCATGACTCTTGCAATCTGATCCTCGTCTATCTTCTTCACCGTTACTTCCGCTGGTTTCTCTTCGACGACGACGTTTTCTTTCTTCTCTTCTTTTTTCTTTTCCTCACGTACCGTCGGCATCTTTCCGTTTCTTTCCAGTGCCCACCTGTACACATCCATACAGGTATATTTCTTGCAGTAGGCAATGGCTTCTTCGAAACGGTCTTCCACCACCATCTTGTTGATGCGCTTTATCATGGTAACAGCATTATCGCTGATACCCAGCGCATAGCAGATGTCCTTGATGCTCATGCCTTTCTCGGTCATGGTGATAACCATGTCTCTCTTCTTGTCGGGGATAGGTGCTTTACCCATAGTTAATTCCTCCTTATTTATTCAATGGGCAATGTTTCGGTTTGCAGATAAGGTACTCACCATCCGTCAGTACCTCATTTGTTTTACTGCATACAGGTTCTTTCCTTTCATTGTCAGTACAGTACTGACATCTGAAACAAGGATTAAGTACTCCTACCATGTTTCCCTACCTTTCTTGGTCTTCTCAGCCTCATAACGACGACGATGAACGCTGTCATTGCGAGTACGAATGCGCTCACTTCAAGTACAGTCCAGAAGATGAACCAGTTGTTCAGTCTGCTTACGATGTTGTCCAGCATGTGTACTGTTGCTTCAATGTACGCCTGTGTTGATGCAGAGATTTCTTCAATCTTTGCTACTTCCTGTACGATTTCCAGCTCCATTATTTTTTCCTCATCCTTTTATAGTTTTTATGTATCATGTCATACTGATAGTCATTTATCTTGTGGTATCTGATACGAGCTTCCCTTTCAGCCTCTCTCTTCTCGTTATACTCTTTATACTTCTCACAAGTCGTCTTGCAGTATATCGTCCTGTTCGGACACTCCTTCGTGCATGGATGTTTCATCAACCGCTTCTTTAATGACCTGACCGAGGTACTCGTTCACAGTCAAGCCCAATCCTTTCACATAATCGTTCAGTCTTTCTGCAACGTCGTCGTCGACACGAGCAGAAACGACTTTACTTTTAGGCTTCGGTTTTTCCTTGTTTTTTGCCCTGTTTAACAGCCGTTTACCCTCTGCGGATATATCAACTCCATACTCAGGGTTATTCACATAGCAGAGGGCAATACGGTTGAATTTCGGGAACTTGTTTTGGAGTAGCTTAACTGTCTCTGACGGATACTTCTTCTGAGTCTTGGATTTCAATTTCTGTACACTCCTCTCCGATTGAGGTGTAATACACTCTGCTACCGTCATGGCTGACAACAATCTGACAGTTATCATCTGCAAGGATAGCGTTATCTACCAACAGGTCATCCGTAGCATTCAGCAGATTGGTCAAATCAATCTTCGCCTTGGGAATACTTCCGTCCTTGTTCTTGTGAATCCAGTATGTACAGCGCACATTCACAGGAGTATCAATCGGCTTCCCTGTAGGTCTGAGATACTTGCTTGATGCCTTTGCATATTTCTTATACTGTGGACTCTGTACGAGGAGCGGCGTTCCGTCTTTTCTCCTCACAATCTGCATACTGTTTTTCTTGCTAACAGGTTTCAGTGGAATCTTGAAATACAGATACATCAAAGCCCCTCCATAAATGCTTTCACATCAGCCGACTTCACGGACATATCGTAAGTCTGCTTTGTTTTACTGCTTGCTACCGGAGACTTCTCAAGGTTATAAGTCCCCCAGGATTTCAGTTTCTCTTTCCAGTCGAATGTTGTTCCATCCTTATTCATCCAGTTTCTGTCTGAGTAATAACTGAAGAACCGTTCGGGATTCACTGGAGAATGGATACGCTTGCACTCAGCGACGACGTCGTCTTTCGTAGGTACTTCAAAGCTCTCATCTCTGGCAGAGGGAGTGATTTCCTCCCTCTTGCCTTCAACGACGAAAGTCCTTGCGTACTTACGAATTACCTGTGCAAGCTCATTTGGTACACGCAAGGTGATTTCTACCATTTAGCCCTCCTGTGGCAGTGAATATAGTGCGTACTGGACAGGTGTTCCGTCCTCATCTCTGCTGTGGATCATTGTGGTCTGAATCGGGTATCCGTCTTTTCTAAGGTCAAATACCCGACTGGCAACTCTGCCAATGTGATACTTGGTCATCAGCTCCCATGTGGTTGCTGGGCCTTCAAGCATCAGATGTGCAAGGATAAGCAGTTTCTGTGTAGCTCTATCCATTTACTCTCCTTAAATATCCAGTTCTTTCCACGGCAGTTTGCCGTCATCTCCATCAAGGTCTTCAAACGGGTCACCATCTGATTTCAAGTCACTCTCCAGTACGTCGACGTCGGCGTTCATCGATACAACCTGATACCACTTCTCATCCTTGCCCTTCTTCGCACCGTTCTTCACTTCGGTGATGGACAGGATTTTGATTTGGCATCCGTCATATCCCTTGTTCGGGAGATTGTTTGCGAACACTGTTACCTCATTACGGTTGCGTTCATCAAGGATAGTGAACAGTTCCCAGTCACCGCTTTTGCTTGTTCCAGACCGATGCTTTGTCGTTCTGTAAATTTCTCCTACTACAATGTGGTTCATGCTATTTCCTCCTTAATTCTTTTAAATGGTCTTCTATTCTTGTTCTGTACGAACAGGTCTGTAAATCTGCAATTCGATGGTTCGTAATTCCCATTTACGTCTATCCTGTCTATTGTCGTTTCTCCATACTTGGCGTTCGGGTTATAACCGTTTTCAAGTGCCCATGTTCTGAATGTTTCAAACTCCATCCATTCTTCGCAAACGGTAATGCCTCTTGCACCATAGGCGTAATACTTACCGTTGTTTGGATTAGTGCATCTCTGCTTCATTGTCATCCAAACGTGGTATAGCCTATCTTTGCAATGTCCACCCTTGTAGTTTCCGTTTCGTTCTCCTGTTGCTTTAGCGCATCCACAAGATTTGATGTGACCACTACGAAGATTGCCGCCTAATACGATTGTTTCGTTTCCGCAGTCACATCTGCATTTCCAAAGATATTCTTTACGTTTATCTTGACCAGCTAGTTCGATAACGGTTAGCATCCCGAACTTTTTACCAAGCATGTCTATCATTACTTACTCACCTTTACTGTTACTGTTTCATCAGCAACCTTACCGTTGATATCCCTAATCTCATCGGCACTGTATAAGCCCATGAGTGCTTCAGGGCAGTAAGTTCTAGCGAAGAACACGCTTGTTCTGTACTTTAGCATCTGCTCAGGCATCTTCTTCCAGAACGAGCCGTTCTTATCCCACCAGCCCATGTCGACCGTCATCTTCTTGTCGACCACTGTGCCTTTGCAAATCTTTCCGCTCTTGATATCCTTTGCGTAGGCATAACCGCTGAACTCTGTCCAGTCCTCATTGTGCTCAAACTCATACTCCAGCGGTTCAAATCGACCGCAGTTATTGATGAGTGCAATAGCGGCTGTGGACTTCCAAGCGGGGTTACCCTGAATGATGTCAAGGTTCTGCGCTACCATGAACGGACTGATATTCATACGCTCAGCCATGTCGATAGCGATCATGCAGTTGCCGGGATTCCCCTGATACTGTCTCGGCATCATCGTCGACGACGCAAGTACCTGTGCATACTTCATCTGCACCTTGAGTGCTTCCATCATGTTTCCCGTCGGAACAGCAGGAACACCACTATTTACCTGTGGTACAACTGGTGTAAGAGTTACATTCTCTTCTTTTACCAGTTCTTTAACTGGTACGTCGTTACCAGTTTCTTTAACTTCTTTTACGACGACGTCGTTAGTAATATTATCCATTTACTTTCTCCTCTTCTTTCTCTTTAATTACCTGTTCTTCTAACTCGTTGTACTTCTTGTACCAGTACATCCTGTAATCCTGTTCGTTCTTGTTCTGCTCTGCCAGTTCTTCTTTGGCTTTCTTCTCTGCGGTGTACAATGCTTCCAGCCTGTCGATTTCCGAAAGCGCATTGTCAAGGTCTGTCTCTGCGGATACCGCTCTTTCGGTCATTGCGACAAGCTGTTCTACAATGCCTTTGATGAGTTCTTCCATTACTTTTTCCTCCTTTTCCTTTCGTGCATCTTCTTCCAGATGAATAGACACATATCTGCCAGTTCGTCTGTCCTCTCTACTTCGATCAGTTTATATTCACCATCCCTCATGAGATGGAGAATAAACATCCTCTCTACTGGGTAATCATGGTTCTCAAGCATTCGTCTGTACAGATTCAGCTGTGTTTCATACAGCGTTAACTGTTTACCGCTCAGCTTAGAGTTTGTCTTAATGTCGACGAGTACACGTTCGTCGTCGATGATACCGAATCGGTCAATCGTTCCAGCGTATTCGTCTTGGTAACGCATTGCCTCTTCTTTCAGCACCCATCGCATTACGTGTTCAGTGAGAAACTTTGCGTAAGCCTGTACATAACCAGCGTATTCGCTTGGGCAGTCCACGATTCCATGTCTGTCCAAATCCAGCGTCAGTTCATGTACTGCTGTTCCCCTCTGTGCCGCCTGTTCAAGAATGAACTTATCCACGTTCCCATAGCAGAGATTAGATAAGCATGAGATTATGTCTGAAACACTCGGTAACTTCTTACCGTCTTCCGTGACATACTCATGCTTGTTTGTTAATGTCAGGTCATCCAAGGCTTTTCCTCCAATTGTACGAAATCTCTTTCTTGCTTACAGGTAAAGCAATACATCGTCTTCACATGCCCAGTACCTGTACGCCGTTTGAAATTCGGTGCTTCTCTTTCTGCACCACACTCAGGACATACGAATTTCCTGTAATGCGGCTTCGGTTGCTTCGTCTTCCTCATTGAATCCCAAGAGCTTCTCAATAGCTGAGATTACCTTTGGCGGTGTTCTGTTACCGCTCAGGATATTTGACAGATACGGTTCATCAACCTTTAGCCCTGTCTCTTCTTCTACCATCAACGCAAGCTCTCGCTGTGACATCCCCCTTTCTATAAGAGCTATCTTTACTTTCTTTCCAAACTCGTTAATAATATTTTTCCCTCCCTACTTGACACGTCCAAAGACTTGTACTATATTGATGATGTAGATACAAAGAATTGAATTGCTAAAGCTAAGTATAATACAATGTCTTGAATTAGTCAAGTACTTCTTGCCAATATTTTGAATTAATTTGAGGTGATTACCGTGACGATCTATGACCGCATCATTGAGCTATGCAAGGAACGAGATGAACTGCCGGCTCACATGTGTGACCGAGTGGGATTGGCACGCTCAGTTATCACAATGATGAAAGGCAGAGACACCATCTCGTCCAAGAATCTCCTTATCATTGCCAATGGCCTTAACGTATCCTGTGACTATCTTCTCACTGGTAAAGAGTTTGAGTACAGCCTTACTCCCGAAGAGCAAAGATTACTCTACGCTTATCATCACTGTACCGACGACGAACGTGAGAACGTAGCCTTCATCCTCCGCAAGTACGATATGCCGTTTCCGCAAGAAGAATCATCGATTTCTCAAGCTATATGAAATAACGCACGAGAATGCCCCTATTTGCGCTTTTTGCATTTAGGGGTATACTTCCATACCCTTGGTTCAATACGTTTGTTTAACATGGCAAATACATAGCAAGAAATTGATACAGTGAGGTATGCTACCATGAAATGCAAATCATGTCACAATGAAATAGAACGTACAGACCTGTATTGCCGTTACTGTGGCAAGCAGTTATTCAAAGCCCAGAAGAGCGAGCTGGCAGTCCCTAAAGCAAGAAAGAACAAAAACGGAGGATACTCAGGGCAGATAATGGTGAAAGGAGAAAGGATGACAGTTACGGCAGAAACACAGGAGGCTTATGAGGTGAAGGCACGAGCTGTCAAACTCGCTCTTTTGGCAATGAAAAAAGCACCGCCTAAGATTACCTTAGGAGATGCTTTGGACAGGTATATTGATTCCAACTGCAATGTGCTGTCGCCGTCGACGATACGTGGATACCGTAACATCCGAAAGAACAGGTTCACCAGTTATATGTCTCAGGCTTATTCAGAGATAAACTATCAGGAGATGGTCAATGCTGAGCAATGCTCACCGAAGACCTTGGCAAATGCCTTTGCCTTAGTCAAGTCTTCTCTTAAAGCCTTGGGTTACTATGTTCCTGACGTTAACCTGCCGATGGTGATAACTCCTGACTTGCAGTTCTTAGATTATACTCAAGTTAACCAGTTCCTCTCTGCCATTCACGGACAGGCTGGAGAGCTGGCGGCTATCTTGGCGTTGCATTCACTGCGGATGTCAGAGATATTAGCTATCACTACCGACGACGTCGTCGACGATAAACTGTATGTACATAAAGCTTTGGTACGGAACAGTGATAACCTGTACGTCGAAAAGGTTACGAAGACAGTTACCTCTACTCGGTTCATACCTATCATGATACCTCGGTTACTGGAACTGTTACCTACCAGTGGACGTTTGGTTACCACTACTCCTGTAGGGATCGAGAGACAAATCAAACGTGCTTGCGAATCTGCTGGCTTACCATACATTGGCTGTCACGGACTCAGAAGAACATTTGCGTCTCTCGCCTACCACCTGAAGTGGGATGAGCGTAGCATCATGCAGATAGGAGGTTGGAGCAATATGCAAACGGTACATAAAGTGTACATCAAGCTTGCTCAGCAAGACCTTCTGAACTACACATCATCCATGGCTGATTTCTACAGAATTACTAATGAAGACGGGAAACCATTGGAAACACAGGACTGATGATGGGTTCGACTCCCTTCATCCGCTCCATAATTCAATGCCTTGAATCCATTGCGGTTCAGGGCTTTTCTTGTTTTTCAGTGACTTTCACCGTCTTCAACTGAGTTCAATGCATTGGCACTGTCAACCCGTTGAATCAAGGCTTTTCCTTATTTTTGGTGGAATTACTTACGAATTACTATAGCACAGATTCAGAACAATGTCATCTGAAATTCGACGTCGTCGTTATAGCCGGGGATATGCCTGCACACTGTTTCGAGATAGTCGATAAAGGACTCATAGCTGTCAAGCCATTCCAGCTTCTCGGTGGCGTAGCCATAACCTCCCCAGTTGTTGGGAAGATTATGCTGTTCATCAAAATGGATGAGATAGTCTTTGCCACGCCATACACCGTCTATCAGCTTCTGATCTAACAGGACTCTTCCCGCAAGTGTAAGCGTTCTCTTCTTCTTAGTTGGTTCTTTAACAAGAGTCCAGTTCTCGTGCTTATCGGTGTAATGCTTGCAGTATTCCCAGTCACTGCGGTCGAACAGTTCTCTTGCGGTGTACATCTCAGATGCCTTTCATATACTTGCTCTTGAACCAGTCAAGAAGCTCCTTATACAGAAGACGCTCGTACTCATACTTCTGGACTTCCTTGTGCCAGTAACCGTCTTCGTCTTCTTCTGCTTCCAGCTTTTCTGCATAGCTATCAATGTTCTGAGCGGCATACTTGCCGAAACGGTCAAGGTCTTCTGCCACATTTGCTACTGCTTCACCATGCACACGGAAAATGTTGTAGGTATTCATACTGTCACCTCCTTAATCAAGAATACCTTCGTCGATGAGCATCTGTTCGATGTCTTCATCGTTGAATGTCACGTCGTCGAAGTCGTAATTGTCGTAGTAGTTGCTGATGACGGTCTGAATGACGTCTTTGAGGGAGTCTTCTGCGTATACCTCGAAGTTTTCACGCTTGCAGTCTTCTGCATACTCCTTAAGTTCTTCCTCGTGATACGAGATATAGCCCTCGATCAGCTCTGCGTAGGTTTCTCTCAGGTCAATCACTTTCTTTTCCTCCTTTAATTCTTTCTCGACGACGACGTCAAAAGATTCATCGCCGCTTTCTTCTACGGTAGTTGAGTTATTCCACCAATGTTCTTCCATAGACCAAGCAGACAGTTTCTTACGAAATGTAGGCTTGAAGATAATCATGTCGGTTGTTCCATCAGGCATTACGTTAAACCTGACATAAGCATCACCGTTGAATGTGGTTACTTCGATACAGTCATTTCCACCACCGATGTCCATATCTTCGATTGCTCTGATATCATACTCAGCATCGAGATAGGTTATGATGTCTTCTTGTACTTTGGTTCTCATAGTTACCTCCTAAATAGGAGAGAGCCTGCTTACGCAAGCTCTCATTTGTTAATGTCTTTGATAGCCGATGCCATCCTTGTCATGAGGTTTGTACCACTCATGATGTTATCCCAGCGGTTCTCATAGAAGTTCTTGGTCTGCCTTACTGGAGCGGCATGGCATACAAAGTCTGACATAGCGTTCAATGCTCCCCATGCTGTACCACGGAACTTATCAATGTCGGGCATCCAGTAACATACCATGTACTGTTCTTTCTTTTCGTCCATGGTCTTCTTTTCTCTGTCTGTCATCAGGTCATGCTTCGGGAAACACTTAACCAGCAGTTTCTTCAGCAGACTGTCATCAATCTTAACATTGGTCATTTCCTTGGCATACTCATCAAGACCGATGATATACCGTTCTGCCAGCATGAGACATTCTCTTGCTTCTGCCAGTTTACTGGTCATATCACCTGTATGCTTACAGCTCCAACTCCGCTGTGCTGTTTCAATAGCAAAACTGAGTGTATTGTTGCACACAACTCGGACAGGCGTCAGAAATGCTCTTACTGCGCCTGTACCATCGTGGCTGTTGGTAAAACACATGTACTGTTCGACGTCGTCGCCAGCTACTTTGGCATCAGGCATACGAGCCAGCATCCACACGGTACGTCCGTTTTTCAGAGAACCGGCTGTCTCATAACGCACATCATCGCCAATCAGTTCGTCAGTAAATGCAAATGCATCTCTGTTCTGCACGATACGGTATCTGTCACTGACAAGACCCAGTTCGATATCAGGATTACTTCTGACATTCAGCTTCATATTGGGAACGATATTTCCTGTATCCACACGGATTACTTCAGTCTGATACACTTCCCAATCCAGTTCTGCAATTCGCAGTGCCTCCGCACTGTTGGGAGCTTCACTGATTACCTTCCCCAGCCCATGCCAAGGAACCTGTCTTACTGAGAACATCTGGTCATTTTCATAGATTTCATGTGCCATTGTATTACCTCTCTTTCAGTTTACATTGTATAAGTCTTTTGCAACACGCTGTTTCATATCTTCAGCGTCAAATGTGATGTTGCCCATAACGTTTTCAACCATTGCGTGTAAAGCGTTAAGCCGCTTTGTATCTTCTTCAACGCTTATTGACTTAATGTATTCGACAATTCTCTGGGCATCTGTCAATGTCCAATGCGCTATTCTGTTGCCGTATATTCTTTTCCCGACAGCATTTACCGTTGCTGGGCTAAGCCCCAGTTCGTAAGCAATTTCTGCGTTTGTGTATATGTTCTCGCCGTTTGAATTAATCATTCACTTTCCTCCTCTTCTTCGTCGTCGACGTAACACTCACCCTCAAAGGGACACTCTTTGCAATTGGCTACGTTTCTGCATTGCTCAAACATAATGAACACTTCTATTACCTCCTTAGCAATGATATTCGATTTTAACAAGCCATCTCAGCTTGCCGTTCTCTTTCAGCTTGACAGCTATGTTGTCATACCAGCCGTTATCGATGCTTTCGATGTACTCAACTGCTTCATTGTAGCTTTTCTTTGTGACGTCCTTAAATCGGATGCTGGTTATCTGATTTTTGTAGTCACCATTTCTGTCTGCTCGCTGGCAACACTCTTTGATAATGGTTTTCGGAGCTTTCCTTGTGCTGAACTCAAGATATTCAATCTGATGCATATCAATACCTCCTTAAAAGCTTACGGCATTAACTTTGTATATGCTACGGTAGCCATTGTCCTGCGTGACAATGATTTCAACATGGGTATAATGCTGGATTCTCTTGATAGACTTGATATAACTGCACTGGTTAATCTTTTTACTAACCAGTGCATTAGCCAGCTTTTCGTAAATAGTAGCTTTATCATCAGAAGCCCATGTTGTCTCCCAGCTCTTGCCAACTTTACGCTGACATTCCATGCTTGGAATTACTTCCATGCTCCATCCTCCATATCTTTTTCATATTCAGCCCAATCACGTTCTGCCATGACGACGACGTCGTCGATTGTCAATTCGGGATGTTCTTTGCGATACTGTTCGATCAACCAATCAAGCATACTGTCTTCTCCAATCCGTACATCTGTTTCACTTTCGCAAATGCGGCTGCTTTGCCCATAAACAGGCGAAGCTCTTCATAAAGCTCGGTATAACGTCTCGGCATCTTAGCCAACTGTAAACGAATACTGTATTCCATCAGTCAATAGCCTCCTCTATGATTTTGTATAACAGGACAAACAACAGGATACCGATTGTGAAGATACTCATTTCACACCTCCATAAAAATAGGAGGGGTTTCCCCCTCCCTGTTATGCCATTCCCTTGCTGATAGCAGCCACCAGTTTCTTGTTCTCAATGGAGTAATAGTCCTTTGCCTCACTCCACGTCAGCGGATATGCTTTGGTCACTCCATCCTTGGAGGTATACCGATTCTGCGGGTCAAATCCCGATTCCAGCTTGATGCTGTGGAACTTGCCGAACGTGAGGTACACCTTACCGGAGCTGTAGAAGCTGACACTACGGATGCCGTCTTTCACAGGATTCTGGACATCCAGCTTGATGCGATTGTCATAGTTGCCAGCCTTGGCAATAAGGTCTTTCCGCTTCTCTGCGGTCATGTCTCTCCACTGGGCATAGGACTTCAGGATTTCCTCAGCGTTACCGATTTCAAACTTCATCACTTTCTTAGACATTTTCATCGTCTCCTTATAATAAAATATTGTCGACTTTCACGACGTCGTTTTGAATTGCACATTCCTGACTAATAGCTCCGTCAGGCAGAGCTTATAAACAAAAGAGCCAGCCTATTTATAAACCGCCGGCTGGTAGGCGAGACTGAGGTGCAAACGGCAATTGCCTCCCTCTTCAAGTGGTGGACTGGGACAGAATCGAACTGCCGACGCCATGCTCTTCAGGCATGCGCTCTACCAACTGAGCTACCAATCCATATGGAGGGGCATGAGAGACTCGAACTCTCGACACTGCGGTTAACAGCCGCATGCTCTACCAACTGAGCTAATGCCCCATGTGGCGCACCTGATAGGACTCGAACCTACAACATCACGGTTAACAGCCGTGCGCTCTACCATTGAGCTACAGATGCATATATATTTATTTACTTTACGATAAAGACAGTGGCTACAGGTTAGCCAACTGAGTCAAGGTGGAGACCGAAGGTACTACCTTGACGAAGTTGGCAACCTGTGGCACGGGCTGTATGTATATTAACTTACGATCATATCTTTTGCGCTTTCTTCACTGAAAACAAACAGACGACCTATGCCGTATACATATGATCTGCCTTTTCTTTTGTCACGGGCTTCCATCTTCTCTATGAAGATTTCAGCACCCCGACGGCTATCAAAAGCCCAATCGGATATGCTGATTACTTCATCGAGATATTCATCAGCATATATAGTAACTGTATATATTGTTTTCATGTTAACAGTTTCTTGTTCCTTTCTGATAAGCTAAAAAACTTATCTTATTTACACCCATTATGGACACCGCAAAGCTGGTGGGCGTCAAGGGTGCGAAGCACGAGCGAAGCGAGCTTGCCCTTGACGAACAACGGCTGGCGGTGTACATCACTGCTGTTTGCAATTGCCAATTGCTTTTCAATTCCAATTGCTTTACTGATTGCTGTGCACTTGACATATACACTTACACTTACACTTTCTCTTACGACGACGACGTATACTGGTTACATGTATGTTCAGTCGTATATTGGTCGTATGTATGTCTAGTTATGTATGTACTGGTAGAGGAGCAGAGGACGGCTCGGCTCGCCCCCTCGCCTCTCCACTGGAAACCTTACTGCCTCTCTGCCGATACACCTATGCTATGCTTAATGCTGTTTCATTCGGCAGTGACAAAAAAAGAGCACCCTTTCGGGTGCTTCTTTTCTTAACCTTTGGGGGCGTAGCCACTGAACTGGAGACCGTACTGCGGATGCTTGCTTACGAAGATGTCCACGGGCGATTCCGCAACCGCTTTCACGATTTGCGACTGGGTCTTGCCCTCGAACTCTTCATGGGTCTGAGCAAGCGACTTGAGCAGATAGTAAATCTGCCCATCGCTGAACCGCTGGCTGAACTGGGTCTTCGCATCCATGTCGAAGAACGTGATGGTCTTGTAGAGGACGTCGCATCCGTCCTTTTTGCGGTACTCGCCAGTCGCTTTATCCATCATCTTGTAGCTCTCGCTGAACTCGATGATGCATGCGTGCTTGCCCTGAGCAGGGGTGAACACCTTATCGAACTTCTGAACCTTTGCAAATGTAGCCATGACTGATTTCTCCTTTAAATTATATAAGTTTTATTTAACCCGAACGGGTCACCCAAAAAGAATATCGGGGCGAAGGGCGGCAGAAGTAAACAACGGGAAGAACAACCAGTTACCGCCCGAAGCACGGCAACAAAAAAAGAAGAGGGGCGAACCCCTCCTCTTATTCGTATATCCACTGCTTGTACTGCTCAGCACTCACGTCTACGTCGAACACATCAGGCTCGAACATCGCCCACTTTTCACTAAGTGTTTTAGGAGAAGCATGTGCTTTCTCCATGTCATAGACAAACGCCTCATCCAGCAGGCAGTCATATTCTGTGGTGAACGTAACCACATCAAGAACTTTTTTCATTTTAGAATTCTCCTTGTTATGATTTATTAAACCTTACGGTTCACCCCGACTGGAATATCGGCTAGTAAGCACTAGTTATATATACTGGTAAGATGTACTAGTTAGCACAAAGGTAAAGAAAAGATAGGACGGAAGATAGGATAAAAGATATACTGGTTATCCATCTTGTTGCCATTGCAACGTATGTTTAGAACTAGTTAACTAGGCAGGCTGGCTTGCGTAGGCTGGTGGAGGTGCATGTTCCCCCGCTGGTGGTGCTGGTGTGTCTTGGCTGGTGGAGGCTGGCTGGCTTGCTGGTGTGTGGCAGGCTGGTGGTGTGGTTGTCTTGCATGGTTGTCTTGTCATGCATCCATGTAAGAGGGGGTAGCGGAAAAACAGGCCACCTTCGTCTGCAAGGGTATATATAATATATCTCACTGACTGTCTTTCAATGTTTTGGCACTGAAGCTATTGACGGATTCAACGTATTGTGTTATAAAGGCAGTGGGTACTGCGGCTTTTTCCTTTTTGTAGCCACACGCTGGCTGTGCTGGACAGTGAGACAGCATCGGGCTGAGACAAGCCAGAGGGTGAAAATCCCTTCCTCCTTTTACGGAGGGGTAGCGGAAAAAGCGGGGGTACCCTTTTCGTTAGGTACTACAAGAAAATAAAAGGTAAAAAACAGAGTCTCACCATGACGACGTCGACGACGAAATGAAAGTTATGGCAGAGACTCTTTTTCTATTTTGAGGGAAGAGAGGTGTTGCCGTTATCGCTAGAGCAAGAAAGACAGAACAGTCTGAAATAGAAGTAGACCTTGGTCGGTTAAATCCGAAACAAATTGAGTTTTTTAACTCCAAAACCAAGTTTACATGCTATGGCGGTGCTTAGCGAAAGGCGGTGGCAAGAGCCATGCGGCTCAGAGGTTAGCGATATGGTACTGTCTCAAGTATCCCGGTATCCATGTGCTGATAATCCGTGCACACTACCCTGAGTTACTGGCGAACCACATCGAGCCGATACTGCGGATAGTACCGCCTGAACTGGCATCGTACAACGGGAGTGAACACCGACTCACTATCACGCTCGACGACGACAAAGGGAAGAAAGTAAAGAGTCAGATACAGTTCGGTCACTTCGACGGTGTCAACTCGGAGAATGAGTATCAGGGTCAGTCGCATGACATCATCATCATGGACGAGGCGACGCAGTTTTCTGAACGTTCGTTCCGTCATTTAGCCGCCTGTCTGCGTGGTGACAACGACTTCCCCAAACGGTTTTATCTAACCTGTAACCCCGGTGGCGTGGGGCATAAATGGGTCAAAAGGCTGTTTATCGAGAGAAAATTTAAAAGCGACCCGAAGCATCCCGACAAGAACGAGAACCCTGACGATTACTCGTTCATCTTTGCTAAAGCCGAAGACAACACCATCATGCTGGAGCGAAATCCGGGGTATCTGTCGGACATCTCGCTGATGGCGAACTCGGACGCCATGCGCTATGGCGACTGGGATATCCTTGCTGGCTCGTATTTCTCAAATTTCTCTGTTGCACAGAATGTCACGAAACCGTTCAGAATACCTGAGTTTTGGAACAGGTATCGAAGCTTTGACTACGGACTTGATATGTTCGTCTGCTGTTGGTGGGCAGTAGACGAGGACGGCAGATGCTGGTGCTACAGGACGTTTGAACGTGACAACCTGAACATCCCCGACGCTGTGAATGCGGTGAAACAGCATACTTTGCCCGAAGACAAGATAGTTGTGACGTATGCGCCTCCTGATATGTGGAACAGACAGCGTGAGACGGGCAAGACGACAGCGGATATGTTCAACACGGCGAACGTGCCGATTGTGAAAGCAGACAACAACAGGGTGCAAGGTCATCTCATTCTGCGGACGATGCTAGACCCTATCCCCTTGCATGACGAGTATGTCATCAAGATGCTGGGCGGTGCGGAGAATGCACCGAAAGCTCTGCCAGCGTTGATGTTCTTCGACAACACGGAGGATGTGTACGAGGACATAGCGTCCATACAAGCGGATGAGAAGAACCCTGATGACTGCGCCAAAGACCCGCACGACATCACACACGCCGTCGACGCAGTACGTTACTTCTGCATCAACAGGACGCTGAAGACGGAACAGCCTGTTGAGGAAGAAGAAGGATTACTTGACTCTTGGTACGACGACGACGTCGAGGGACAGGACTATCAGACATACATGACGGGCGGTGAGATAACCGCAAGCTACATAGGAGTTGGAGCATGAAGTACACATATACCCCTGAAGAACTGGACGAAAAGGTAAAGAAATACTTCTTCGAAGTGGAGGAGCGGAAGAACTCGTTCCCCGACGAAGCTGGGATGCTGAACTACTTGGATATCACCGACGAGGAGTATGAAGCCTTGAAAACGGACGAGAAATACGAAAGAACGCTCCGCTTTGCTCTCCGCAGACGGAAGAGCTGGCTGGAACGTCAGATGGTAGCAGACAACAAGAAGGCTACTGGGTGCATGAACGCCTTGAAACAGCCTCAGAACGGCGGGTACTCAGACAAGCCAGCGGAAAACAAGGACAGGAAGATAATCGTGAAACTGGAGGGGATTGCGGATACATGACGAAACGTGAACTGAACAACAAGATCGAAAGTCAGGTAAACCTTATTGTCAGCCTTTCACAGAGCCTATCTGATTCCATTGACCGTATCGATGCGCTGGAGGAACAGCTTGCGGTAGTCAAGGGCAGACTGGCTGGTACAGAGGACTATCAGGAAAGGCTGATAGAACGGCTGGCTGGACATGAAGAGAAACTGAAAGAGCATGAAAAAGCGTTGTCGAACGTCGACGACCATGTGAAAGAACTGTTCGATGAGACAGTAGACGAAGTAGCGAAACAGTGGAGCAACGGGCTGAATCAGGTCGTGAACTACAATCCGCTTGGGATAGGTGTCAGAAATGGCTAAGAGCAAGAAACCGAAACAGGAATACGACGAGCTGTATCTGTTTGAGGGCAAACGATTCCCCGACCATGATATCGTCCGTAAGATGTACGAAGACGGTATCATGTACAACCAAATGATACTGCTGTCGGACAATGTACGTGTAAACGAGGACTTCGTTATCGGGAAACAGTGGGAAGGCGTGGAAGCAAACGGTCTGCCTACCCCACAGGTGAACATCCTGAAGCGTGTCGTTCTGTTTACCATTGCATCTATTACCTCTGACAACATCAAGGTGAACGCCACTGCTTTGGCGAATACCGTGGGCACATCGGGCTACAAAGAGCTGGTGAACATCCTCAACGAGGAGTTTGAAGCCATTTTCGAGCAGAACAACGTGCCGTCGCTTATCCGTGAGTTTATGCGCAATGCGGCAGTAGACGGTGACGGATGTATTTACATCTACTGGGACGACGACGCCGAGAACGGTCAGAAAGTCAAAGGACGCATCAAGATGGACATCGTCGAGAACACACGTGTGTTCTTCGGCAACCCTCAGAACCGCAGTGTACAGGATCAGGATTACATCATCATGGCGAAACGTGAGCCTGTGCGCAAGGTACGGATGCGTGCGAAAGAGAACGACATCGAGACTTGGCGGCATATCTCTTCTGACTACGAAGAAGACGGACACGTCAACGACGTTAAGAGTGTAAACGACCTGACAACTGTCATGGTCATCTTTTGGCGTGATGACGAGACGGACGAGATTTGGTGCTATGAGTGTACCAAAGACTCCACTGTCAAAGAGCCGTTCAACATGAACATCAAGATGTTCCCGTTCGCATGGCTGAACTGGGACTATGTACAGGATTCTTATCACGGACAGGCTATGGTGACAGGACTTATTCCGAACCAAGTCTTCATCAACAAGACGTTCGCCATGACCATGCTGTCGATTATGAAATCGGCGTTCTCCAAGGTGGTCTATGACAAGACGAAGATAAGCAAATGGGATAACCGTGTCGGGTCAGCAATCGGCGTGAATGGCAACGTCAACGACATTGCCAAGACCATCGACCCAGCCCCCATCTCTCCGCAGATTGCCCAGTACATCGAGATGGTTATCTCCAAAACAGAAGAGTCTCTCGGCGCTACGTCTGTTGCGCTTGGTGATACCCGACCTGACAACACCTCCGCTATCATTGCATTGCAGAGAGCGGCGGCTACGCCACAGGAGCTTACCAAGCAGAATATGTACCGATGCATCGAAGATGTATCACGTATCTGCCTTGAGTTTATGGGCGAGTACTACGGTGTGCGGTACGTGGACAGCGAGCCGACAGATATGGAGAAACAGGCTGTCATGTTCGCACAGCAGATGAATCCGAACATTGAGATGCCCGAAAGCGTACCCGTCGAATTCGACTTCAAGATTCTGAAAGACCATCCTGTCATCATCAAACTCGACGTCGGTTCGTCGACGTATTACTCAGAAATCGCTTCCATGCAGACGCTGGATAATCTACTCCGCAACGGTCACATCACTATCGTGGACTATCTTGAGCGTATCCCCGATGATTACGTACCGGGGCGCAGAGCGTTGCTCGAGAAGAAACAGCGTGAGCTTGAAGCCCAGCAGATGGCAATGGGTATGATGCCTCCCGCTGGCGGTGGTATGGAAGGGCAGAACGCCGACCTCCAGCAGAAGATGGATATCCCGAACACAGGCGGTGGTTTTGGCGCATTGCAGAGGAAGATTCAGGAACAGGGTGACACAAGAGGACTGGTGTAATGGCGAGTATTAATGCAAGCACAAAAGAAAAAGTCGTCAGCATCAGGGCGTTCCTCGGCTTGCATGAGTCGCCCGATGGTGACAACAAGATAAAGCTTGGCGAAGCAACTGTCTGCCGTAACTTCAAGATAACGGAGAACGGCAACCTCCGCAAAAGAGCTGGCACTACAGAGCTGTTCACTCTTGGCGATGCCCCTGTCAAGGGCATGTGGCATGGCTGGGTGAACAAGCGTGAAGTGTTCATGTGCGCCTGTGCCGGACACATCTGGAAGCTCATGGACGACGGCGTGATGGAGACAGAAAACCCTGTCGACATGGGCGCATACGACACGGAGAACGACGTCTGCTTCTTCGGGTTTGAAGAGAAGCTGTGGCTACTGAACGGCAAACAGTATGCCATGATCGAATACGCAGACGGCTCATGGAGCTTCACCGATGTCTCCAGCGGTTCTTACGGATACAGACCGCTTGTGGCAATCTCTATCCCCCCAGGCGGTGGCGGCGAACTGCTTGAGCAGACGAATAAACTGAACGGTAAACGCCGTGTATGGATTTCCCCCGACGGCGAAGGCAATCTGTTCCCGATGCCTGAGAAGAACATCCTGAACGTACAGGTGTTCGATACCGCCACGAACGAGCAGATTACTACAGGCTGGAGCTTCACGAGCGAAACTGGTGAAGTGGTGTTCACGCAGATTCCCGAAGTGGGCGTAAACAGCTATGAAATCCAGTACGACCTCTCCACTTCCACAGGGGATATTTACAAGAACATCAACCGAATCAAAAGTATGCGGTATGCCGAACTGTATGCTGGCACACAGGATAACAGAGTGTTCCTGTATGGCGACGGAACGAACGAAGCCTTTTATTCAGGGCTTGACTACTGGGGCAAGCCGAGAGCGGATTACTTTCCCGACCTGAACGTCGTGGCAGTCGGTGATGCGAACACGCCTATCTCCGCAATGATTCGGCACTATGGAAGACTGGTGGCGTTTAAAAACCCTGTGGGCTGTTATGCACTGGACTACGGTGTGGTTACACTGGCAGACACTACACTTACTCCAGCGTTCTACAGTACACCGCTGAACAAGATACTCGGCAACGAAGCAGACGGTCAGGTACAGCTGGTGCTGAATGCGCCAAGGACGCTCAGTGCTGGGCATCTGTTCGAGTGGAGAAACGGCTCTGCATACTCTGCGAACATCTCCATGGACGAGCGACAGGCAAAGCGTATCTCTGACAGGATATATGCCACCCTCCGCAACATGGACTTCTCCAAGGTTCACTGTTACGACGACAATCTTCATCAGGAGTATTACATCGTCGACGACGACGGAAACGCACTTGTCCATAACTACATGATAGACGCTTGGTACTACTACACTGGAGTAGACGCAAGGATGCTGATGGAAGTACAGGGCAACCTGTATATCGGTACAAAGAGCGGCAAGATTCTGCTGTTGGACGAGAACGCAAAGAGCGACAGCGGAACGGCTATCGACTGCTACTGGGAATCGGGATCGATGGACTTTGGCGGTTCGTATATGCGGAAGTACTCTGCGCTGGTGTGGATTGGCATCAAGTCCGAAAATGACAACAGCGTAGTCGTGACGTCGAAGACGGACAGGTCAATAGATAACACCGAAGTAACAGTTGCTCCTGAGTTTGATAACGACTTGCCGAAGATAAAACGGTGCAAGATAAAGGTCAAGAAGTTCGTTTACTACAAGCTTGCGTTCTCTACGAACACGAACGATACGACGACGACGGTAGTGGATGCGGAACTGAAAGTACGCTACACGAGTCAGGCAAAGTAGGTGGGATATGGCTGAAACAATGCTACAGGGCGTAAACGGCAATACCTTAGTTTACATTGTCAATGCCCTTAACGGCGAAGTAAAGCGAGTCAATACCCTCGTCAAAGAGGTAGCCAAATACGCTAACGAAGGTCTAAGCAGTCTGACGATTGACTTGGAAAGAGTCGAAGAGCTTTACGGCGCACTCGTTGAGCTGACGGATACTGAGTTTGCGACAAGGCTGACAAAGGCGATTCTGAAGACCTACAAAGTAGGTGGTACATATACCGACAACAACGGTAATATCGTTGAGGTCGGCGGTGAAGACAGCATCATCACGGAGCTGGACGAGATTTCCTCAAGTCTCAGACAGACGGCTGACAATATCACCGCAATGTTCACCAGCCGAGATGCAAGCATTGAAACGCTGAATTCTACAACAGGCAACCTCACTATAACGACTACCGAACTGAAATCTTATATCCAGTCGGATATAAACGGTATCACGCTTGGCAGAAGCGACTCCCCTGTCAAACTGAAAATCATGAACGACGGTATTTACATCGTCAACACGACGGACGACACCGAAGAGAAAATCACCTATTGGAACACACAGGAACAGCGCACGCCGAAATCGCTCATAGTTCCGACAGGAGGCAACTTCTCCATGGGCAACTTCAGATTCGTGCCCCGTTCTTCGGGTAACCTCTCGATAGTAAAGGTGTAATATATGGCAACTTATTACTGGAACGGTTCTGCATGGACAACAACTGATTCAGGCGCACTGTATACCAGCAAAATAACATACTGGCAAGGGTTCACGAATAACTCCACCAACGTCGTGCGGATAGCCTACAAGATGCTGTGGAACGACAGCACCAAGGTCATGACGTTGCAGTACTGGCTGAACGGCAGATGGAACGAGGATACAGACCGTACTTATGGTCTTGTGGCGTATACAGGGCATGACAGCTCCGCACGGTTTATCAAAATTCTGAGCGGCAGTACTGCTATCAGCACATGGTCTGCTCCGTCTACAGGCAAGAACAACCTGTATACGCAGATGCAGGCTGGCAACTATGCCACTATCAAACTGTCAAAGAGCGGCTATAACAGCAGTGCATCGGGCAACAACTACTCAATGCCTATCACTGTTACAGTTACCAGCTATGCCGGCACAAACCTCACGCCCAGCATCGACCTCGACGTTGCAAGAGCCTACTACATAAGCAGTAGCGGTGTTACTCTGCTCCTTGACGAGTGGATTTATGCAAGCGGTTCTCTTGCTAACGGTCTTCCTGTACCAAGCCTCTACTCCGTTACTTATAACGCCAATAACGGATCAGGTGCTCCCTCTGCTACAACTGGCGTAGGCTCAACGACTCTTTCGTCGACGACGCCGACACGTAGCGGTTATTCATTCCAAGGCTGGAATACGAAAGCCGATGGAACTGGTACGAACTACTCTGCTGGCGGTTCTATCACCCTCACATCGAACGTAACCCTGTACGCCAAGTGGCAACAGACCACGTTCACCATTACCTATAACGCCAACGGCGGTAGCGGTACGATGGCGAACACCACAGGCAATGGTTCCGTTCAGCTTCGTACAAACTCGTTTACACGGAGCGGATACAACTTCCTCGGTTGGGGTACTACTTCGGGTGCTACGACCGTTACCTATACCAATGGTCAGACCATTAACCTGACAGGCAACTTAAACCTGTATGCGGTTTGGCAGTTGGCTACGTATACCGTCAGTTATAATGCGAACGGAGGCAGTGGCGCACCATCTGCACAGACGAAAACGCATGGCGTTACACTCGTGCTTTCGGCTACTACACCGACAAGGTCTAACTCCTCGGCTGGTTCTTACACAGTAACGCTGAAAGCGAACTACACAGGTGGCACAGACCCAGCGGCACTGACGGCTAACAGAACTACCAGTTATGCGTTCTCCAAGTGGAACACCGCATCGAATGGCACAGGCACGAACTACAACCCAAGCGGCAATTATACGGCTAATGCGGCGGCTACGCTGTACGCACAATGGAACAGCAACACCACTACAGCGGCTGTTACCTTGCCGTCACCCACACGTTCGCAGTACACGTTCCTCGGCTGGGCAACATCCTCTTCGGGCGCAGTAGCTTATTCAGGCGGTGCATCGTATACTCCCACAGCGAACGTGACTCTGTATGCGATATGGAGAGCAAACGCTTCTACAGTATCCGCTTCCAACGGAACTGTGGGAACGGCGATGAACATCACCATCTCACAGCAAGGTTCTTCGTATTCGTACAAGCATACCTTGAAGTGGACTATCAACGGAACTACGGCGAACATCGTAACGGGAAAGACGGGTTCTTCGGCAACCATCACGCAGAGTTGGACTCCCGCCATCGCCACCATCGTTCCCCTGTACACCGACAGGAAGAGTTACCCCTGTACCATTACCTTGCAGACCTACGCAAGTGACGGCACTACGCTGATCGGAACAACTACCACATCCATTACGCTTACTGTTCCCGATTCCTGTGCGCCGGCTCTGAGCGGTTCCGTCACTCCAACGAACAATCCGTCAGGACTTACCACGAAGTATGTGACTGGCAAGAGCAAAGCCTATTTCAACTACACAGCTACTCCGCAGTATAGTGCGACCATCGTCAGTTGGAAATGGACTTACAACGGCACTTCAACCACGGAAACATCCTCGTCCACATCGAAGACCTACACCACTCCCAATGCGGTAACGGCAACGGCTCTTAGTGTAGCTGTTACGGACTCCCGTGGTCTTACACGGACGGCTTCCACTACTGCTACTTTGCTTGCGTATACTGCTCCTACACTTACCAATATCACGTTGGCAAGAGCAGACTCAGGCGGTACGTTGGATTCGCAAGGCAAGTACCTCAAGGCTGTTGCAACCGCAACGATTACCTCGCTTGACAGCACAAACACGAAGACCTACAAAATCGAATACCGATTGGAAAGCGCATCAACGTGGACAACGCTTGTGAATACCACTACGCTGTCGAACTATACGCAGTCCATCAGCTATCTTTCGTCTTCGGCGATTCTGAATGAATCCTACTCCTATGTCGCAAGGATAACCATCACCGACTACTATGGTTCTGCCACGGCTACGCTGACCATCTCGACCGCCTTGTCCATCATGGATTTCAAAGCCAACGGACTCGGCGTGGCGTTCGGCAAGGTACACACTGCGGCAGATAAAACAGTAGAGATTGCCAATGACTGGAAACTGTACCTTGGTTCAAGAGATATAAACCTTCTTGTGCAACAGCTTAAGATTGACCAAGCCTACAGCACAAACGTAAATATCGATGGAATCGGACAGCAAAGAGGATATCTCATTCGATGCAATGCTTCTGCGTTGGGAACACGGCCTACTGCCCTTGGGAATGCATTTCTTCTGTTCGGATTAGATAACTACAATGCTGGGGGGTCTGGCATACTTCAGTATGGTATCCAAATCGCCATTGGAATTGGCGTGGAAGGAATGGCTGTTCGTTTAGCACCATACAACGCCAACGGCACTACATGGAATGCATGGCAGTATATCTATCCGAACGGCGATTTCCGTGACAAGGCATTTGTCGCAAACGTAGACCTCAATGATTACACTTCTCCCGGCTACTATGGGCTTTCCACAGGGCTGACAAACAGTCCGCTGAACAAAACGTGGATTACCTTGGTTGTGTTTAAGATGGCAACGGCAGTTGTTCAAGTCGTTTTCGCTACAAGCACTCTCCATTATCGTGAATATCGTAGTGGTGCATGGAATGCATGGAAACACATCCACACCTCGGCTGACACAGCAACAACATCGTCTACAGTTTCTGATATCGCCACAGCCGGGTCGAACGTAACCATCAATAATGCAAACTGGGCACAATGGGGAAGAACAGCCCAAGTGAGGATTAACTTTAAGTGTTCTTCAGCTATCAATGTTGGAAGTAACAAAATTATTGCTACGCTTACCAGCGATAAATGGCCTGCTGTAACTGCTGTCGTACAGGCAAGTGATGGCTCACTTGCAGGATTCCTTGACAGCTCAACCGGAAATGTACAGATATGGCCTATAACCGCAAACCTTGCCGCCAACACATCCAAGACATTGCTATGCACTTACATTCTTGCATAAGGAGAAGCTATGAATTACAAAGTAATCGAATTACAGACCAACGGAGAAACCACGGCACACATCGTCACAACGGAAACAGACCAGCCTCATGCAGAGCAGAAATTCCATACCGTCATGGCGGCGGCGGCAGTATCCAATGTGGACATCCATGCTTGCGTTATCCTCAATGAGTTTGGGGCGATCGTGCAACAGGGTTACTACAGCCACGGTGTTAACCTTGGAGGAGAATGATGAGTAAACAAACAACCGACGACGACGAAATCCTCTACGACGAAGACGATTATCGTCTCAGCGGATTGCTTGAGGAAGACTAATGATAGATAAACAGAAAGTAATCCAGTTAGCCATCTCGCAAAAGGGGTATAAGGAGAAAGCAAGTGATGCCTTCCTTGACGACCCCGATGCAAATGCTGGGAGCGGTAACTGGACGAAATACGCAAGAGACTTAGATAACATACCGGGTTTCTACAATGGCAAGAAGAACGGGCCGTGGGGCGAGTGGTGTGACATTTATATCGACTGGCTTTTTGTACGAGCCTACGGTGCACCGATTGCTCTTGGTCTGCTCTGCCAGCCTGTAGGTTCCGCTGGCGCTGGTTGCCAATATTCGTGCCAGTATTACAAGAATAAAGGGCGGTTCTTCCAAACCCCTGAAGTTGGCGACCAAATATTCTTTTCCTACGGCAGTGGCATTTCTCACACAGGACTCGTGATCGAAGTTAATCAGTTCGCCATCATTACCATTGAGGGCAATGTTAACAATCAGGTACAGCAGTGTTCTTATCCGCATGATTCTTCCGTTATCTATGGTTACGGAAGACCGTGCTGGGAACTGTATACAGAAGAAGAAACGACGACGCCTGAACCTGAGAAACCGAAAGCCGATAAGATAACTGTTTCTTTGCCTGAGATAAAGTACGGAGACACAGGACTGTGGGTCAAAGTCATGCAAACCATTCTCATTGGCAAAGGCTTTTCCTGTGGGAGCTATGGCGCAGACGGCGACTATGGCACACAGACAAAGATAGCACTGTACGAATTTCAGAAAGCGAGAGGCATTACAACGAACTTTATCTGTGATGCCGAAACATGGACAAACCTGTTAGAGAATTAGGAGGTACTATGCTTTTACCGAGAGTGATTCGTTATGACCCGTACACCAAGACGAAAGTGATCGATGGTGAACCTGAAGAAGAGAAAGTAGAAACCATTGTTCCCGATGTAGTAAGCGTTCTTGTAGAAGAACCGAAGAAAACAACGAAGAAATCCAGTAAGAAAAAGGAGACAAAAGATGAAACTACCTGACTGGCTGATAAGAACCATTAAAACCTTTGTGCAGAGCTTTCTCGGCGTGCTTATTCCTGAACTCTGCATCATCCTCAACGGAGGCTTCCCCTCTGATGTGAGCGCATTTTGGAAAATCCTGTCGCCCATTGTGGCGGCGGCTCTCTCAGCCGCAATCTGCGCCGCATGGAACATCATTAACGAACGGCTGAAAGAAAAGGAGGATTGACGATGCCTATTCTTTATGACCCTTGGGCAAAAGTAGCTGTCCATGACGACAGCCTTACCGCTCCCGTCATCTCGTCCGACGACGACGGTCTTTATCTTGTCAGACGTCATGGTGGTACAAGCACATACGTTAAGCTTGACAGTTCTGTGGTAGCCCCACTTGTTCTTCCTGAGTATCCCGAAAGTGACGGAGCATATGTACTGACGGTAACAATGGACGACGGAGCGGCAACCCTTAGCTGGGAATCGGCTGAATAAGAAGGAGGGAAACCAATGGTTAGTGATTTCTGGAATGGATTCAGTTACGCTGGACTGTCTACTGACAATCTTCCGCATGACTGCCCTAACGGATCGAGATTCTATGTCATCGACACTGGAGAAACTTACCTCTTCGATGAAGCGAATGACACATGGTATGACTCGACAGGAACTGCTGTAACGGAGTCGTAAATGGAACAGGCACTAAAAGACGAGCTGTTCTTTTGGAAGAAGAGGCACGGCAATGCTTTGCCAAAAGAGTATACCCAAATAAAGGGTATTACGTTTGGAGCAAATACGTATTACGAAATCACTGGTTTCAAACTGACGGGAGCGGATACTCTGCGGTTCTCGTTCTCGGCGACGAAAGCCTGTAACGTACTTGGCTGTTATACTACGACCGACGCTACTACGAACTATAGCCTTTATGTTACGACGACGTCGGGTAACTACATGAGATATGACGGCGGTACTGCTTCCAGTAAGATAACTGTAAATCAGAGATACGATGTCATCATGTTCCCGACTGGGGCAATTGGTTTGGGAAGTCAGGTGTCATGGACACAGAAAGAGTTTACCGCCGTAAGCGATTTGTGTATTGGCACAACGTCTACTACTGCGTCTTCATCCAAACTGGATGGCAAGCTTTTCGGGAATATCAAAGTTGACGGAAAATTGCTTCTTATTCCATGTGTTCGCAACAGCGATGATGAAGTTGGTTATTACGATGCCATAGGCAAGAAGTTCTATGAGCCTACTGGCAGTACACCTACACCGATTACTACTTAAGAGGATAACTTATGCCTACTGAAGAACTTACGATTGAACGCCTGAAAGAAATCTTCGTGACTCGACAGGAATGTAATTTAGAAATGAAAAATCTCGAAGACAAGATTACACCTCTCACCGTTCGTCTTGCAGTTATCGAACAGCAACAGAAACTTAATAACTGGCTGACAGCTTTAATAGCTGGTGGCGTTGTTACAGCATTAATCAAACTTTTCTTAGGAGCATAATTTATGGATTGCAGTACTTGCAAAGAAAACCTTAGCTTTAAAGTAGACCCTGTTCCCTACCTTGCGTATGAAAGCGCAATGGCAAGGAACGAACGAACGATCAAACGATTTGTTATTGCTCTTCTCGTCGTCGTCTTACTGTGGTTCGCTACTATCGGCGTATTCATTCTGTTTCTTAACCAGTATGATTATTCCAGTACAGAGTATACACAGGACGGCGAAGGATTGAACATTATCGGCGACAGAAATGGGGTGGGATTCAGTGTCACAGAAGATGACGGTCAAGACCCGTACTAAGAAGAACGGTAAAGCGAAAGGCACAGCCACTCGCAAGACAAAAGGAAAGTGAAAGAATACACGAACAGCAGACTTACGTTTCTCATTAACGAATACATCCATCACAAGCGTGACAGGGAAATCATGATACTGCACTACATAGACGGACTGAGCGCAGAGGTCATTGCCCAGCGTTACGAACTTACGCCGAGACGTGTCAGCCAAATTCTTTCAGACCGACTCCTTGAAATAGTACGCTTTCTGTAAATTTCATACTTCTTTCCTTAAAGCTTCGTTACTGCTACATAGTAGTGACGGAGCTTTTTTATTATCATCTATTACAGAGGTGATACCTATGGATAGCTATGACAACGACCTTATCCTACTTCTTCTCGACGACGACTTATTCATCATAGAGGACGACAACGATGTGGATAGAATACAATCCAAATCCCCGGAAAATTCTGGTCGGTGACTGCACTGTAAGAGCTATCTGCGCAGTTACTGGGTTGGACTGGAATACCGTTCACAAAGCCCTGTGTGACCTGTCAGGCGACATGGCAGATATGCCGTCTGCTGACAGAGTATGGTGGGCTTTGCTTGAACAGTTTGGCTTTACCCAGAAGCGGATGATAGACCGTTGCCCCGAATGTTATACAGTGAAAGACTTCTGCGAAGACCATCCTAAAGGCTACTATGTTCTCGGCCCGCATGAACATGCTGTCGCCGTCATACATGGAAATTACTGGGATTCTTGGGATAGCGGAGACACCATTCCGACATTTTACTTTCAACGGAGGTAACTGATTATGATAAACCCTTTGCAGATGCTTATGCAGAATCCAATCGGTATGCTGAAGCAAGCTGGATATAACATCCCTAACGGCATGACGAACCCTAATCAGATACTCCAGTATATGCTTCAGAACAACCCGATGCTTCAGCAGAGATATCAGCAGATAATGCAGATGTTTGGTGGAAGAAGATAGTATTCAACCGCAAGTTGCGCATAGCGGAAGAATAAATAAACGGTCGAAAGACCATGACCCCGACAGTTAATGGGGTAGAAAGGAATTAAATATGGCACTTTCTGATGAAAGCTCTGGAATGGTCATGCCTGTTGCTCCCGCTTATGGCGGTTATGGTGGCGGTATGGGATTCGGGGGCGACAGCTGGGCATGGATTATTATTCTGCTTCTTGCTTTCAACGGCGGTTGGGGCAACGGTTTCGGCGGTGGCTACGGTGCACTGAATACCGACTTCCCTTGGCTGATGAACGGGCAGAACAATATCAATGCCAATACCAACAGCGGGTTTGACCATGCGGCTACGCAGTCTGCTCTTGGAAATCTTGGAACTTCTGTTACTTCAGGATTCGGCGATGTCGCGACTCAGCTCTGCGGTGGATTTGCTGGAGTTACTGCCTCTGTTACTGGGGCGCAAAATGCTGTAGCACAGCAGATGTATGGCAATGAGATTGCCAGCCTGAACCGTAGTTTTGCGGAACAGACCGCCAATACTCAGGGCTTCAGCAACCTTGCGGCGCAGCTTGCCCAGTGCTGTTGTGACAACAGACTGGCTACCTGTCAGACGCAGAACCTCGTTTCCAACGAAGCGTCTGCTACCCGTGCGGCTATCCAGTCTCAGACACAGGCTATCCTTGACAAAATGTGTCAGGATAAGATCGACTCCAAGAACGAGAAAATCGTTGAGCTTCAGAACAAGCTGAACATGGCTGACTTCGCCGCTTCTCAGGTGGCGCAGAACAACTACATTCAGAATGCTCTGACGGCGCAGACTCAGTACATCACTGAGCTTTACCCGCCCACTCGGACTACCACAGCCGCCGGAACCTGATAAGGGGGTACGGCTATGGAAGAGAAACTGAAAACGCTTTATCAGCTCTGCGAGACTGTCGACGAAGCAATCGCTGATGCCACTCAGAAGCTCCGCTCCAGTGGCGGTAAGCTTTCCGCTGGTGACCTCGACTACATCGACAAACTGACTCACACGCTCAAATCCATCAAAGCAACGATAGCAATGATAGAGGCTGAAGATTCGGGTTATTCCAACTACGGAAACAGCAGACGGAGCTACAATAGCTACAATACCTATCGTGGGAGCTATGATGACGGAGAACGTATTGGCGACAGTTATGCGTATCGTGGTCGCTCTATGCGGAGAGACAGCATGGGCAGATACTCAGGCGACGGCTACTCAGGGAACGAAGAAGTCCATAATCTCATCGACGAATTGCGTGAGAAGATGGATCAGCTTCCCGATGAGAAGCGCAGAGAAGTCCAGAAGTTCGTCGATAAGATGGACAGAATGTAACTGGACGGAGGCACAGGCTAACAACCTGTGCCTTTTTTCATGCCAATATATTGACTTTTAAAACAACCTGTTGTATAGTCACCTCGTAGAAACACAATATTTTGCGTTATAAGCCCTTTTACCACAAGGGCATAACTTTACCCCTGACAATTCAATGCGTTGGTTTAACATTGTGTTCGCAAGCAATAAACTGTGTTCTGACGTCGACGACGACGTAAGGATAAATTTTCTATCCCTCACCATGGGGAGAAAGGACAACTGAACATGGATGAAATCATTCTGAACGAAGGAGCTATCGAGGCACAGGATACACCCACTGAGGACGTGAACGTTCCGAACGTCTTGGGAGACGAAGATATATGGGGATTTGATACCAGTGCGGAGACAGAAGCTTCTGAGGAAGATTCCACCGCCAGCGAATCTGACGAGGCAAACCAGCCGACCAGCGAAGCTGTTGAGGAAGCGGACGGTGCTGATGGCACGGAAGCGGATGAAGACACACCAGACTTTCTTTCCGTTACGTTCAACCATGAGGACAAGAAGCTTAGCAAAAAAGAATCGCAGACGTATGCCCAAAAGGGCATGAACTATGACAAGGTCAAGACCCAGCTTGAGAACAGCAACGCTCAGCTTGAACAGTATCGTCGCTACGAATCGTTTCTGAACGAAATCAAGGGGGACTTTGCGTCCATTGATGAACTGATGATCGATACAAGGGCAAGGATGCTCATCGACGCTGAGAAAGAAAAAGGCAACACGATTACCTTGGACAGTGCCAAAGCTTCCGTCAGGGAGCGGATGCCAAAGCCTATCGACCCGAAACGCCTTCAGGCTGACAACGCTGTTAAAGCGTTCCAGCAAGTATATGGCGACGTCAAGGCAGAGAACATCCCTCAGGAAGTATGGGACGACGTCAAAATCACAGGCGACCTTCTTGGAGCTTATCACAACTACGAGAAGCGCAACTTTGAAAAGGAAATCGCTCAGCTGAAGAAAGACCTTGAGACGGAAAAACAGAAAAACAAAAATGCCTCCCGAAAGGTAGGAGGCGCCAAATCTTCAGGAAGGAGCGAATCTGCGAAGAGCTACCTCGACAAGATTTGGGACGATTTATAAAGGAGTAACTTATGGCAGCTATGTCTGGTGAAATCACCAATCTTGTAAACCTGTATACCGATATGCAGACCAAGATGGACAAGGAGTTTGAGACACAGTCTTACACCGAGTCCCTCACGAATAACGACTGGAGCTGGGATGGCAATGAGACCATCGTTATCCCGACGACCAGCCACTTCCAGCTTGTTGATTACGATGTGACCCAGCCGTGGTATCAGAGAACTGGTGCCGCCCAGCAGATTTACGATGAAGTCAACAGCTACACCGTCCGTCGGAAACGCACTTTCCACGGCGAAATCGACGAAGTCCCCTCCATGGATCAGCGTTTCATCCGCAAGATGGCGACTGCTCTGAAAGAGACCGTCGACAACGAACTCGTTCCTGAGAACGACATCTACCGCCTGAAAACTTGGGCTGAGGGTGCTGGCAACGTCATGTTCGGTGCGGCTACCACCACTCTTGCGAAGAAGGGTTCTAACGATGAAGACATCGTCCGTACCCTCCTGACCATGAACGCCAAGATGACCAACCTCCACGTTCCCAAGAAAGACCGTGTGTTCATCATGAGCGTGACCGACGCTATCGAGACCCGTCTGTCTGAGCGTCTCCAGTACAATCAGAACTACAGTGGCAAGATGATTAACGGTGAAGTCGCCATGCTCGGCGATGCGAAAATCATTGCTGTTCCCGATGACCTCATGCCCACTGGCGTGAAAATCATGGCGAAGTGGAAAGGCGCCACGGCTGACCCCCGCAAGTGCCACAAGCTCCGCACTCTCAACAACGTCGTCGGCTCGTTCGCTACCCATGCTGAAGGTCTGTTCCGCTATGACTCCTTTGTCAAAGCGCATAAGGCTGACGGAATCCTTGTGTACGCCATCGGTACGAACTCCAGTGCTTCCACTACTGTCTGCGAAGCCCCGAAAATCACCTACGATACGACCTACGGTCTCGTCATTGGTGCTCAGGATTCGCACACTGGTGTGTACAGCGGCGTGACTTACAAGTACGTCATCACTCAGGCGCCCATGTATGCGAACCCGAAAGTGCATGAAGCTGCTGTCACCGGCACTGGCACTGCGTATGCGAGCATCGACGCTGGCACTTACTATGTGTCTGCTTATGCTTATAAGGATGGATGCCTGCCCTCCGGTATCACCCACTTCAAGTTCACCAAGTCTTAATCAAATTAGGGGCTGGCGCAAGTCAGCCCCTTTTTCTTTAAGGAGACGAAATGGCAACTACAGTTCAAGACGTATTTGACAAGATGCTTACGATTATCGACGCCGTCGACGATCAGGATGTAAGCGATTACGAAAACAGAACAATCGGTATCATCAACGTCCTTGCCGGTGAACTGTTCATGTACTCAGATAACTGGAAAGTAGTGGAGAAAGGCAAACGCCCTATCGTCACTCCTGTATCTGAGTTTACCGATGAGATAGGACTTGATGATTATATATGCCGTACCGTGATGCCGTATGGACTGGCGGCTCACCTGATGCTTCAGGAGGATACCACTACTGCAAGTTTCGCCCAGCAGAGATACGACGAGCTGAAGATGAAGCTTGCCGAAGGACTCCCACAGGAATCTGACGACATCGTCGACGTATACAGTGGCAAAGACGGTAAATGGTATAACCCCGCTACTGGCGAGTGGGAATACATCAGAAGCAACGGCATAGGCTTTGAATGGACTACGAGGTGGTAATGAGATGGCGAACGAAGAACTGAACACCCAGCAGAGCTACAACACCGCTAATGTAAAAATAGCTTCTGCTCCCACCAGCGGGTCTGGAACTTATACTAATGCGCCAAGGTATGACAACGCTTCTGCGCCCACAAATGGCAGTGGTATGTACACCAACACTCCAAGGGCTGATGCTACTTCTGCATCTACTCCTATACGCAATCAGGCAGAGGGAGCGCAGAATAATTATGTCCTCAACTATGCCCAGTCTATCGGTGGTAACTTGGATAACAGCCAAGCTATCAACGATATGTATAACAGTGCGCTTCAGGGACAGCTCACACAGCTTCAGACTGCGAATCAGATAAACAACGCTAACCTTGAAGCGAACAGACAGGCTCTTGCCAAGAACTATACGCAGACCATGAACGCCGCCGCTACCGACTATGAGCGGAACAGGATGAACCTGAACACCCAGCTTGCTGGGAATGGTATGAATGTCGGCACAGGCTCTCAGGCGGCTCTTGCTCTGAGCAACCAGTATCAGCAGAAACAGGGTACAATCAATGCGGCTAACGTACAGGCACAGGCTGACCTTGACAGACAGATTGGAAATCTGAACATCCAGTATCAGAGCGACATCGCCGCCGCCATTGCCAAGAACGACTATGAACGTGCCGCCGCTCTGTACAACGATATGCTTAATCGTCAAGACCAGCTGAAGTCTTACTATCAGATGGCTCTTCAGGATGCTGACAGGCTTGCCTCTATGGGTGACTTCTCCATGTATGGCGGTCTTTACGGCGAAGGTGCACAGACACAGGCTCAGTCTGAATGGGATAGAGCAAGAGGCATTGAAGATGAAGACCGTGCCCGTATTGCCGACGAATATAACCGCAAAGTACAAGAACAGGAACGTAATAACGCTCTTCAGGATGCTCAGATTAAGGCGGCACAGGGAGACTTTAGCGGATACGCTCAGCTTTACGGCGCAGAGGTTGCGGCTCAGATGCAGGCTGAATGGAATCGTGCAAGACAGCTTGAAGAGGAAGAACTTCAGCGTGAACGTGATACCTACCAGCGCAACATCGAGAACCAGCAGTATCAGCGTGACTACAACACCGCTATGCTCAAAGCTGAATCGGGTGACTTCAGCGGTATCGCCCAGCTGTTCGGTGATGCGGCGGCACAGCAGATGCAGAACGAGTGGAACAGAGCGAGACAGTATGAAGACGCCTCTCTCGCCGCACAGCAAGAAGCGAATCAGCTTGCAAATGAGAAAAACAGATACTCCATGTCTGCTACCGATGCGGCTCAGCGTGCGGCTGTTGGCGACTTCAGTGGATACGAAGCTCTGTATGGTGCTGACATGGCGAACATGGCAAGACAGATTTGGGCTACACAGAATCCCGACCTTGCTTACAGACAGGGTTCTATCACTCCTCAGGAGTATCAGGCAATCACTGGTCAGTACCCAGCTGGATATACTGGGGCGAGTAGCAATGGTTATAACCCGAATTTCCAAAATTCTTATTATTCTCAGAAAGTACTTGGTAACTATGTCAAAGACCAGATTGCAAATGGAGTAGACGAAGCTACTGCCTTGAACAATTACGAAGCCAAGTATGGCAAGATTGATAGCGTTACAATGGGCAAACTTGGAGGTTAAAGATGGCTGGACTTTTTGACAATGTACATAGAGATGAAAGCGGAAAATGGGTAATGAACAATGCCGCTCCTGATACGTCTGCTTCTAGTGCTCAGCCCACAGGTCTTGCAAGCCGTGGTAACGGTGATCTCGTATGCCGTC